GGTGATGAACCTGCTAAAACCTATGAGAAGAACAGACAACAGTTTAAGATGGTTAAACTAGAATCACCGTCATGGACAATCGAAGTACCTATGAGGAAAAAGAAATGACCAAAGAAGAACTAGCAATGAAGTACATTGAAGCTGCCTCCGTACTACTAGGGGGCAGTTTTAGTGTTTGGGATACTTATAAAAGTGAAAGTAGGAAAGAGGGGCGAAAAATAACCCTAGAATACGAAAAAATAGAAGAAAAAGACGAAAAAGAGCAGTATAACAAGATTCCTAGTCGTTATTAAGCAATAAATACTAAAAACCATTATAGATATACTAACAAGTGTATCAAATTTGAATGCCCGTACAAATATCCCGTGCATTTAAGGATATTAGTTTATCCTTTTCAAGACATCCAGTTACGAATGACATCGTAGTTCTCAGAAATGAGGATGCAATTAAGAAATCGGTAATTAATCTATGCCGAACTAAACTTAATGAACGATTTTTTAATGAATTATTAGGTACACAAATTGAAGATTCACTATTTGATTTAAATAATGGTGATATTGCATCTATTTTGGAGACCGAAATAGAGACTTTGTTGGAAAACTATGAGCCTAGAATCAGTCTAAACGATGTTTCTGCCGTAGCACAACCTGATGGACACGATTTATACATTCGTATTGGTTATTTAATTACGGGATTACCGTTTCCTGCACAAAATATAGAATTTTTACTACAACCGACTAGGGTATAATGGCATTTAATCAGTTTACTAACTTAGATTTTAACGATTTACGTACTCAAATTAAGAATTATTTGAGATCTAACTCTTCATTTACGGATTTTGACTTTGAAGGGTCGAACTTCTCCGTATTAATTGATACTCTGGCATATAACTCTTACATTACGTCGTATAATACCAATATGGCTGTCAATGAGTCTTTCATTGATAGTGCTACTTTAAGGGAAAATGTTGTTTCATTAGCAAGAAACATTGGTTATGTACCTAGATCAAAGAAATCATCGATTGCAAGAATAAGTTTTAGTGTTGATATAACAGGAAAGGCAGTACAAACAGTAAAATTACATAAGGGAATCGTTGCAGTTGGATCTGTTCAGGGTGGTAATTACATATTTTCCATTCCAGACGACATTACTGCGACTCCAGATCCTAGTGGTATCGTTACTTTTGAGAATATTTCAATTTATGAAGGTACATATTTAACAAAAACCTTCAAAGTTAATGATTCGTTACCAAATGAGAAGTATATTATTCCGAATATTAACATTGACACATCAACAGTTCGTGTAGTAGTCAAATCTAACATTAGTGAGAACTATGTTCCGTATACGAATATCTTTGATGTCAATAAGGATTCAAGATTATTCCTAATTCAAGAGATTGAAGATGAAAAATATCAAATTATTTTCGGAGATAACACTTTAGGTAAGAAACCAGCTGACGGAAGTACTGTTGAAGTCAGTTATATCATGACAAATGGTATTGAAGGTAATGATGCTGCTAATTTTAACTTCAGTGGCAAACTAACTTACATGCTCGGTGGCATTGAAACAAGTATTGACGATGGTATTGCTAGTTTAAGCACCCTACAAGCGTCTGAAAACGGTGACGAGATAGAAACTATAGACAATATCAAATATCTTGCTCCGAGGGTATACGCATCCCAGTATAGAGCAGTGACTCCAAATGATTATTCGAGTCTAATACCATTTTTATATCCAAATATTGACTCTGTGAGTGCTTATGGAGGTGAAGAGTTAAATCCACCTCAGTATGGTAAGGTTTATATCACTGTTAAACCCAAAAATGGTGAAATATTGTCCGATGTGGCAAAAGAATCAATCAGAACTGACTTGAAGAAGTATACAGTTGCTGGAATTAAGCAAGAATTCGTTGATTTGAAGTATTTGTATGTTGAATATGAGTCAACTGTCTCATATGACTCTGGATATGTTCCAGATCAGCATCAATTACGATCTAGAGTTCTTTCAGCTATCGAAACTTATTCAAAATCATCAGATATTAACTCATTTGGTGGTAGATTGAAGTATAGTAAGTTAGTTTCGATCATTGATAAGGTTGATACTGGTATTACATCCAATATTACCAAAATTGTCATGAAAAGGACTATGGTTCCAGAATACAATTTCCTTGCTAACTATGAAATATGTTACGGAAACCAGTTCCATGCTGATATGGAAGGTTTTAACGTCAGATCTTCTGCATTTAAGTTAGAAGGTGTTGCTGGAAATGTGTATTTGACTGATTTACCTTATAGTGATGGAAAAACAGGTACTGTTAAGTTCTTTACTATCGTAGATAATGCAATTAATTACATTAATGAGAATGCTGGTATAGTTGACTATGTTAAAGGTGAAATTATACTTTATCCAACCACTATTACATCAAGTAGTGTAAAAGCTGGAATTGAAATAGAAGTTACTCCAGAATCCAATGATATCATTGCAAAAGAGAGTATTTATATCGTGCTAGATAATACAGGGAGTACATTAAATCTTAAAGAAGATACAATTGTTGCTGGAGCAAATACATCTGGAACAAATTATGTACCACCATCAAGTTTCATTAGTACTAAAAAGTATACAAGATAGGAAATGACATCTAAAAAAGTACAAATATCTGATATTTTAGCTAATTTAATACCTGATTTTGTAGAATCAGATCATCCGAAGTTTAAAGAATTTTTGGAGCAATATTATATTTCTGAGGAACATACTTACGGAACAACTTATCTTGCTGATAATTTAAACGAATTTAAGAAAATATCTAATTTAGTTGACGTTTCTTTAGCAGAAGAGCAAACATTACCTCCACCAAATGCTCTTGCTCCAACAAAACCGATTATATTAGCAGTTGATACACTGGCATATGACTCGAAAATTTATCTAGCTCACAGTAATACTACTGTAACTCCAGCACAAGTGTTAGGAATCCCTGTAGAGGGTCTTCCTGATACGTATGGACTTATAAAGATTGATAATGAAATTATTACTTATACGAATAAACTTCATGTTACTGATGTATCTTCTCCATATTATGGTTTAACTGAATTAAGTGGTTGTGTTCGTGGTTTTAGTGGTATTTCTGAAATTGAAAATCCAAGTAATCCAGAATATTTGACATTTTTAGATACTAATGGTGATGTGCATGAATCAGGAACTATTGTTGTCAATTTGAATTTTATATTTTTAAATAAATTTTACGAAAAACATAAGGAACAATTCTTACCAGGACTAGAAAAAAGACAATTTAAACAAGGTCTTTCATCTGAAAATATCCTTTCCAGAGCAAAAGATTTTTATAGTTCAAAGGGAACAGATGTTTCTTTGAGAATTCTTTTCCAAGTATTATTTGGAGAAGAAGTAACTGTAGTTAAACCTTTTGACGAGACACTTATTCCATCCGAAGCACTATGGAGTGTTACGGATGATATGATTGTGGAGGCCCTACAAGGTGATCCACTTAATTTAGTTGGTACAAAATTATTTCAAGGAGACGAAACTGCTCCAACAGCATCGGGTGCTGCAGAGAATGTTCAGCAAGTATTTTTAGGAAGTAAAAAATATTATAAAATTTCCTTTGTGAAAGGTTCTGTTATTAATGAAAATGAACCAGGAATGCCTCCTGAGTTTGTTATTAATAGTAAAACACAAATTTTAGAGAGAATAAAGGATAAAAGTGTTGTAACTGTTGATTCTACTGTTGGTTTTCCAGAGACAGATGGTGTCTTTTACTACTTAGATCCATTTACTGATTATAAAACGTATTCTACAGTATCATATGGGTCAAAATCGTACAATCAGTTCTTTGATTGTGTCGGTATTGGTAGTTTACCTCTTGTAGAGGGTAATAAATCTGCTTTAGATAGAGAAATCCCAATTCTTAGTGGAAATTTCCTTTATGGTTATGAAGATAATGATGAATCTAAAGTATGTGAGATGCGAATTGTTGGATCAGTCTCAGGTGTCTCAGTAAATAGTAGTAGTACGAAGTACTTTAATGTAAATGATACAATTAGAGTAAAGCATTTAGGTGAAAAGACAGATATAAATGATCCAAAATTTAATAAGTGGTTTTATAATAATATTTCTGAAATAGACATTTCAGATTTACCAAAATCCGACCCAAGCAATACAACATCAGATACTATTGTAACACCAGTAAATCATTTCTTATATGTTGATGATTCTGTTGATGTTTATAATGCTGATACTGGATTTAGAGTTGTTGAGAACTCCAAAGTGCAAAGTATTGATAGTGATAAAAAATTCAAGATTGCTGATCAGTTAACTGTTGGATTTAACTATAAATTTAGAAAAAGATTGGATTATGTCTCTAGTGGATTTGGTATAACATCTTTACTTGGTAATATTCAAAACACTTTTGTTGATTCTGATGATAATACATACTTAACTTTCTCTGGATATCCAGGATTTGATACAAATACCGATAATGGAGAAAAAACATTTCAATCGGTTGGTGTAAGTACACAGACATCCCAAATTACGATTGCAAATCACAAATTTATCAATGGTGAGAAAGTTTATTATAAGTCACCTGATGGAGTAACAGGACTTGATGTATATACAGTAGCAAATAGAATGGATGATGTGGGATATGGATCTACATTCTCTGATGGATACTATTATGTTAATAAAGTTGATAATAATACCATAAGGTTGTGTGTTGGATCAAATAGGGCATATAATCAGGATTTTGAATTAATTAAGTATAGTGGAGAATCTGCTACTGCTGTTCATACACTAACTCCTGCAAGATTATATGAAGCTGGTGGTTTAAAGGATCAGAAAAACTTTAAACGTATATTAAAAACTCCAACTTTAGCAGAAAGTGATTCTAATATCATTGGACCTATTGGTGTTTCCTTAAATGGAGTTGAATTGCATTCCCCAGTAAGTAAAGATTCTATTTTCTATGGACCAATCCAATCAATCAATATTTTAGATAGTGGAGAGGGTTATGATGTACTAAATCCACCAAGTGTATCAGTTACAGATTCTGTAGGTAGTGATTGTAAAATATATCCTTCTTTTTCTGGAAAAGTATCAAAAATTGAACTAATTACACCAGGATTTGATTATATTAATACTCCTACTGTAACAATTACTGGAGGAAATGGATCTGGAACAAATCTCAAAGCAAAAATGAGATCTCTTACTCATTCTGTTGCAGTTGCTGATGGATACATTTCTATTGGTCAATCAACAATTACACTCCCAATTGATAGTGTAGGAACACAGTTAGAGCATAAATTTTTAGATGGAGAGGAAGTAATATACACTACACAAGGCACTCCAATTGGTATTACTAGTACAAATGTTGGATTTGCTACTGATAAGTTAACTTCAAGTGGTAGGTATTTTGTTGCACAAATTGATAAAAAGACTTTCCGTTTGGCTATCACAAAAGATAGAGCACTTACTAAAACAAAATTAATTGAATTTAATGCAGTAGGAACTAAGGGACATAATTTCAAATCTGCAAAATTACGTAAAATAATTGATGAGATTGCAGTTATTGATTCAGGTTCTGAATATACTAATAGAAGTGTTGTGGTAGATGCTCAAACCTATCCACCAGCAAATAAAAAAGATTTATTTAATACTTTTAGTGGAGTTAATACCGAAAAACCAGATTCAATTTATGCAAGGAATCATGGATTTAAATCTGGAGAAGTTGTAGAATATTCATCTACTGGTACATTAATTTCTGGATTATCAACTACAACAGCATATAAAGTAAAAGTTATAGATGGTCATAACTTCAAATTAAGTAATGCAGGAACAATTTCTACTGTTTCAAGTACAAATTATGATAGAGATATATTTGTAAATATTGGAGGTTTTGGTAGTGGTACTCATACTTTCAAATATCCAGATATTAAAGTTAATATTACAGGAGTAGTTTCTGCTGGTACTACAAGCGTTATTCCATCGCATTATACTGCTACTGCAACTCCTGTGATACCTGGAAGTGTTGAAAATGTTTATGTTGGATCTGGTGGTACTGCATATGGTGTAGAAAATACTGTAAACTATTCAAGACAACCAAATATACAACTATTAACTGGAGAAGGTGCTTCATTAGTACCAATCATTGAAGCAGGGGTAATTATTGATGTAATGATATTAAATCAAGGAAAGAATTATACAAGTGCTCCTGAATTGCAAGTTGTAGGAACTGGAACAACTCAAGGTTTTGCTAGACTTAGGGCTAATGTTTCTGATGGTAAATTAACTTCAATTGATATTCTTAGTGGTGGAAAAAACTATGTTAGAAACCAAACAGATATTGTAGTGATTCCTAGTGGAAAGGGAGTGAGATTTAATGCTGAAATTTATGAATGGAAGTTTAATGCAGTAAAGCATTATGACAAGTACCTCTCAAATAGTAATAATGATGCAATGGTTCAGGTTACATCACCTCAATTATTCAAAGGTGCTAAACCTTGTTCATTCTATCCAAGTCAAAAATATCGTAATCTTATAGGAGATAATATAGGTGATGCTCCTACTTATCCAGAACAGTATACTTCTCATGGTAAAATACTTGGATGGGCATATGATGGTAATCCTATCTTTGGTACTATAGGTGAGAAGGCAGGTATTGGAGTTACTTGGATGCAATCCAGTTATTCTATTGATCTTGTTACTGGTGCTGGTTTGAGACCATCCCTTTCAACATGGAGTTCTGGATATTTTGTCCAAGATTACAATTATAATCAAAGTGGAGATCTTGATGAGTTTAATGGTAAGTTTATACAACCAGGAGAATCGAGTGATTTCCCAGAGGGAACATATGCATATTTCTCAACTATAGATGCTACGACTAAAGAACCAAGTTTCCCATATATCACATTAAAGCATCATAATCGTACTGATGAATTTAACTATGATGGAGTTAGAGATCAGAGTGATGCGTATATTAATACTGGAGATTATAAGAGAAATGTAACTCATTTAGGTTTTAATCAAAACTTTATAGAATATCCATTCCTTAAAGATGCATTGGCATCTAAAGTTGAATTAAAGGTAGAATCGACATCAAGATCAAATATCACCAAAATAAGTGTTACTGATGGTGGTAGTGGATATAATGTTGGTAATTTAGTTAAATTTAATGATGGTAGAATAAGTGCAGAAGTTGATGAAATTTTAGGTAAAAAAGTTGTTTCAATAGCAACTACAGAAAGTATATTTGATGATATTAAATTTGCTTATTATGATGGAACAGTTACTGGTATAACAACTATACCACATGCATTAAATTCAGGTGAGAACGTTGAAATTTCAGGAATATCTTCATCACTTTATAAAAATATCGAAGGATTTAGAAAGGTTGGTATTAATACAGTAAGTACTACTGTGGCTGTTTCTATTGCAAGTTCAACTCTAGATACCAATATTTCTTTAGATGGATCTACTCTGAGTGAAAAATTTAGTATAGATGATGAAATACAGATTAATGCCGAAAGGATGCTTATTATTGGTGTTGATAACATTAATAACAGATATAGAGTTTCTAGGGGATATAAGGGTACCACACCTGCAGCACACTCAGCAAATGCTGTAGTTGATAAGTTATTGAATACATTTACGTTTGACGTGGATGGAAAGTTTGAGAATAAGAATATTGAGTTTAGTAGAGTTAAGTATTTTGTAGGTGAGTCTTCTGTTGGACTTGGCAGTGCATACACTAATGTAGTTGTAGGTGCTGCTGGTAGTAGTAATATCAATAAATCAATTCCACCAAGAGCAATTTATTTACCAGGACATCAATTTAAAACAGGTGATGCAGTTACTTTAACTGGATATGGATCTACTATCTGGGCATCCGAAACAGTTGGATTGGGTAATACTTTCAAAATTGCAGATATGTCCAATTTGTATACTGTAAAACTTAGCAATGAGTTTATTGGATTGGCAACTGTAAGAAACTATATTGGATTATCTACAGCTCATGTTTATTTCACTGGTATTGATACTTACTGGGGTGATAGTCAGAAACTCGAAACTATTGAAGGTAATGTTACTGGAAAATTAGTTAAAGTGAATGCCACTGTTACTGTTGCAACTGCAACAACGACAGGATCGCAGCATTCTTTAGTTGTTGGTGATGATGTACGACTTAAGATTGATCCAAGTCGCACACAAAATATTGCGTTTGCTTATAATAGTACAATTAAGAAACTTATTGTAAATCCTGTTTCTATAGCATCTACTGTAACTAGTGTTTCTGAGGCAATTGCCTCTGGAACAAATGGAATATCTATTGCACAAAATACACTTATTATACCAAATCATGAGTTTGAAACTGGTGATGTTGTAGTTTACACTGGTTCAAATGCTGCAGCACCTTTAGTTAATAATAGAGATTATTATGTGATAAAAGAATCTGAAGATACTATAAGATTAGCTGACAATTCTTATGATATTAGTATCTTCCCTTATAATAATATTTCAATAACAAGTGTTGGTTCTGGATCTCATCAAATTGCAAAAATAAATCCACAATTATTTTTCTATTCTGGCAATAATGTTTCAATTGCAACTTCTGATGCTAGTTTAAGTGGTTATGATGTTAATTTCTATACTGATTCTAATTTTATAACAAAAGTTAGTTCTCCTAATATCACAAAAACGGGAGTAGTTGGTAATGGTGATCCAAATACAAAGATTAACATTTCTGTAGGTAGTTCTTTCCCAAGTAGTTGTTTCTATAGAATTGAAGGTCAGGGAAGTAATTATATGAACACATATCCAAATTCTGTGGATACTAGTGTTGCAAATTACTCAAATATTTCTACTAAAGAATCTAAATTTAATCAAAAACATACAATCACTGGAATTGGTGATACAACCTTTAGTTTCACTTTAGTTGGTGCTGCAGAAACTAGTTTATATGAAAATACTGGATTTAGTAGTGCATTTTATAGTACAAATTCTAAAGTTGTAAAAGGTGGTGTTCATTCTGTAAAACTCATAAGTTCTCCAGATAATTTAATTGCATTACCTATTCTTACTTCAGTTGGTTCTACAACTGGAAAAGGAGTTGTGTTTGATGTTCAATCTGATGATATTGGAAGAATACAATCAGTTACTGTTCCCTATCAGGGATTAGAATTTCCAACAGATAATACATTAAAACCAAAAGCAGACAGTAGTGTAATATTTAATTTAAAAAATACATCAACATTATCTAAAATTGGTATTGCTACTGCTGGACAAAATTATGCAAATGGGCCTGAAATTCTTGCAATAAATAAACCATTAATTTCTGGAAGAACCAACCTTAAGGGTGGATCAGTTGATAGTGTTGATATTTTAGCAAATGATAGTAATTTAAATGACACTTTAGAAATTATTTCTACAAATAATACAAATGGTGTTGGTATAGTTAATGCTACTTCTGAATTTAACATTACTAGACAACAACAAGAAAATAAGATCTTTATAAAAGTACCTACCAATTATACTGGATTCAGTACTGCTACTTTCCCATTCAAAGTTGGAGAGAATGTGTATGTTGAAAATATTGATATTGTTGGTGGAGCAACTTCAACAGCTAGTGGGTATAATTCGGATGGGTATGATTATAGGATGTTTAAAGTTACTGCTATTGATGTAACAAGTGATTCAGAAAGCGTTAGTTACTCTATTCAAGGAATAGGAAATACTGGTGGTACTTATGATGACACTAATAATTTTGGTAGAATAATAAGAGAAGCAGATTTAGCTAAATTCACTCCAGAATTTAAAAAAGTAGAATTTTTTGAAAGTGAATTAGTTAAATCCGACAATGGTGCTACTGGTAATGTCAGTGTAGGTGGTTGGAATCCAGATACTGATGTATTGAAATTGTATAATATTCAAGGTGAATTTAAAAAGGGTGATATTATTACTGGTACAATTAGTAATAGTAAGTCAGTTGTAAATACTCTATTTGTTTCTGATTTTGATTTAGAGGTTGATAGTGTTGTAGAATCTATTAATAATTGGAGAAACGACACTGGTAAATTGAATTTAGATAATCAGAGAATTCATGATAATGATTATTATCAAAGATTTTCTTATGCAATTAAAGGTGATGTTCCATACTCTAAGTGGAAAGATCCAGTAGAAAGTTTAACACATATTGGTGGATTTAAGAATTTTGCTAATCTGGGAATAACTTCTTCTGTTTCAGCTGGAATTAAGGATGATGGTGACCTTGAAGTAAGAATAGATCTTTCGAGTGAGTCTTCACTTTGGGAAAGACCTTGGTTTGATTATGTAACTGAAGAAACAAGTAGTAATAAGTTTTCTAAAATTATTAAATTTAATAATAAAGTAATTACAGATTACAATGAATCTGTCACCAATAAAGTACTTTTGATTAATGATTTAAGTTCAGAATTTACTGGAAAATCTAGTACATTTACTGGAGAACATAGATTTGTAAGTGCTGCTACTGATGGTATTACTAAGATTAGTGGTGGTACTCTAACTGCAACAACTGGAACTTCATTTAATCCAAATGTATCTATTTCATCAATGCAACCAACATTAAAACCAGTCATTGCTGGATTAATTCTTGGATTGTGATGAGTATAAATTCCACAGTCAGAGCAAAAATAATGCTTCGCAATTTTAGAGTGGAATTGATAAAGTTTTA